CTGCAGTGAGTATCGCAATTCCAGCCTGGATCGCATGGCAAGGAATGTTCGCAACCTGTTGATATGATTTGCCATTATATGGTGAGCGCGCAGGGATTCGAACCCTGGACCTACTGATTAAAAGTCGCGTGGTAAATCCTTATTCCTCAGGCTATGCAGCGTGCCATGTGACCGCCATGTGCCATCTATGCCAAAGTCTCAGCGATTTTGTCAAATGCGGCTTTGTGGTCTTCTGACGGAAAAAGATGCCCGTAGCGGTTCATCGTGATGGCGTAAGAGGCGTGGCCTGCGAGCGTCTGAACTGCCTTTGGTTGGAGGCCCGCCTCGATCCATGTGCTCACGGCGAAGTGCCGCAGCGCGTGCCAGCCGATCGGATCGATACCTGCTACCTTGATGAGCGGGTTCCAGAATCGCTTTGTCATATTCGTATGCCGAGTGAAGTTTCCGCGTCCGTCAGGGAAGACGAAATCTCCGTCCTTGTTGTATTTGGAACGTTCACGCCAGGCGGCGAGCGCGTCAACCATCGACTTGCCAATGGGGACAGTCCGCTTTCCGGCTTTACTCTTCGTAGTGTCAATGCCGCCAAACGCGTCGACTCGGCTGTCGACGGTTACCTTGCCTGTTTCGAGATCCACGTTTTTCCACCGCAGCGCCCATTGCTCTGACGCGCGCAACCCACTGGCCGCAGCGAATTGTACCCGAATTTTGAAGTCCGGATCTGCGGCCTTGAGGAGGGCGGCTAGATCGGCCTTAGATGGCGGAGTCACCTTTTCCGAATCTTCCTCGCGCGTGCCGGTTACGCGTATGCCTTTGGCCACGTTCAGGACGGCCATGTCTTTCTCGACGGCATGCTTCAGGATCCGCGATAGCGTGCCAAGTACGCGACGAGTGGTGACTATGCCGGCGCCATGGTCGCGCATGTCGTCTCGGAACTTAACGACGCGAGCAGCGGTGAGATCGGCTAGTTTAATTGCGCCTATGCCGCCTTTGAAGCCGACCGAGTCTTTCTTCTTGGTTCCGGGCCGGCGAACGACATAATCGCCAGCTGGGTCGACATAATTCTCACAATACTGCCGGATGCTTCGCAGATACGTTTCCGTCACCTTCTCCCCGCGGTCACGGCGACCCTCCATGTACTTGCAGAACTCTTTGCAGGCCCCCGCAACGTCGGCGCGATCGGCGAGGGGCCGGTATGTGCCGGCGCGGGTAGTGCCTTGCAGTTCGCCAAGGCGAGTCTCGGCATCGCGTTTCAGCGCGAACTGTTCGCGGTGACGTTTTCCAAAGCGGTCGGTGAAATCGAGCTGCCAGGCTACGTGCTCACCGCTGGCATTTGTCCATTTGCGCCTCTTGATTACCGCCATCGCGACCTCCTGATTTGAGGCACACGGATATCACGGCGCATGCGTAAGCACAATCAAAGCGAGAAAAACCTTGACAAAAATGTAAAACGGACCTATACGGGAAATGAGGTTAGGGCAAACCTATCCACTTTCGAAAATACACCATGTAAACGAAACGTGTCAACCCCCAAGAGGAGAAAAAATGAAGGCTGCGAATGATAATATCCAAGGCGACCTGTTGATGGGCGCAAACGCGATTGCGGCGTTCTTGGGAGTGAAGCCCCGCCAGGCCTACCGACTTTCATACGACGGAATCATCCCATCGTTTAAGCTCGGCGGCACCGTGGCCGCTCGCCGCTCTTCGTTAGCCAAATGGCTTATCGAAGTTGAAGAGAGAGCCGCCTAAACCTTTTCACCAAACCGGCGACCCGCCGGTCGATTTTAAGCACTGCCACAACCATCAACCATTGCCGACCGGCCGCGCGCCGGCGAGAGGAGATTTGCGCTTTGAACGCACTTACATTTCAGGAGCACGACGGAAAATGGGCGCTTGCCGGCGTTCAGGAGATCAGCCCCACCGATATCGGGCCAGAGGACACGCGCATCTTCGTGGCGCGTGAAGCCGACATTGATTGGTTGGCTGAAGCGGTCGAGGCCTATCTCAATCGGGAGACGGGCCGATGAGAACTGTCGAGAGCCGGCCAGTGCGAGGTTATGGGCTGACGATTTACAACGACGGCGCGCGCGAAGTCTGCGCTTTCCTGGATGGATCGCCGGTTCTTGCGCCGGCAGGCGTCGAGAAGGATGGAGACCGGCGGCGCATCCGGTTCGCCGAGGGAACTCGCCAACTACGTTCAATGGGAGACATTTTTTGCCCCGACTTCGAGACTGCCGGATTTGTCCGCCAGGCACTCAACGAGAAGCTTGAGCGGGACAGGGATGCGGCGAATGCGTTTGTGGTAACCGGAAGCCGGGTGTCGCGCCGTCGCTGCTATCTGTTTCTCTCCGTTGATGTTCGTTTCTTGAAGTCGGGGGGCATTGAGCACTTCACTTTCACCCTGGAAGCGCCGAGCTACGAAGTCCAGCGCGACGGCCAGCAGGAATTTGCCCAATTCCTGTCGGCGGTCGGACTCTCCAGCGTCGAAGATAGCATCGAGCTTCATGGATTAGAGGCGACATTTGAGCGCCGTGGAGACGTCGTAATCTTTAAGCGGTGGACTGCATGAGGATCCTTAACCTTTCGACCTGTTGCCATCGGGGTGGCGGGGAGATGGTGCTCGTTGCGCAGTTCGATCTGCAGATCACCGAGGCCATCAGAATTTACGGGATGCGGCTCCTCAAGACGCCGGAAGGTCGGTTCATTTCATACGCACCGACGGCGCTCGGAGGCCGCCGGTCAGTCACGTTCGACAAGCCCACCGCAGAAGCCATCACTGCACTCGCCCTTTCCACCCACCCGGAGCTCGTGACCGCCGATGAACTCTCCTGCAAATCGACTTCCTGACCCCACGCCAGCCTTCGACGAAGCGGCGATCCGCACCCATGTCGAAATGCTTCACCAATTGGCCGCCGGCATCCAAGGCAAATTCGTCGTGTCGACGTTTTTCGCAAACCCGACAGGCGAGGATAGATCTGGCGGCACCATCAGCCACCACGCCGTTGGTGACGTCGGCGGCATGGTGGACGCTGTCATGGCTCACGCTTTCACTCCCAACGCCAATTGCTACGTGTGCCCGAACTTAATGCGTCTCAACCTAGAGCGCGGCAAGAAGGGCGCAGAGGCGGACGTAGTAGCAGTCTTGGCCATCGTGGCCGACATGGATGACGATACGGGACGCGCCGGTGCGATGCCTACCGATCCGAATTACGTAATCGAGAGCTCGCCCGGCAACTTTCAATGCTTTCTTTTGCTCGATAAGCCGCTGCCGCCCGGCGAAGCGAAGCCGCTTGCCATGGCTTTGAAGCGCGCCGCCAACTCAGATCACTGCACCGTCGACGTCTCGCATGTGTGGCGGGTGCCTGGGTGCCTGAATTGGCCAAACGCCAAAAAGTTGGCCAGAGGGCGCAGCCCGAATCCCAGTGCGGTAAGAATCGCTCAGCCTTGGGATGGCTCGCTCACGTCGGTCGACGAACTAAGTACCGCTATTCAGCCTTGGCTGTCTGCACCGGAAACAGCTTCGGCTGTGTCGCTGGGCGAGTTGCCATCGTTGGACGGAATTGACGTTTCCGCAACTGCTTCGGAGCTGCTTGCGGCGAATGAGGTAGGCGATCGTTCTGCTTGGGCGGCAAAAGTGGTGGAGCAACTCGCCTTTGACGGGCTGACGCCAGAACAGGCATGTGCGGTATTCCTTGCGGCTTCCGGCGATTGGTTCCGCCGTTACGAAACCAGGGATCCGATCAAGGACTTTGAGCGCATCTGGGTGCGATTCGGAGCGCCTCACGCCGAAGCCCGTGAGGCTGGCAACAATGCCGCGACAGGCATCGTCGCCAAATTCAATGCGAAAAGCCGAGTGCTGGCTGCGGCGAACGACAATGTGCCAGTAGCCGAACCATGTCGCGACTTGCCAGCGATTCCGCGGATGCACCCAGACCCGTTCAAGCCAGAATCTGCTGGCGGACTTCTCGCCGAAGTCAGTCGCTGGATCACCTCGACCGCAATCATTCCGGTTCCGGAATTATCGCTTACGTCGGCTTTGGCGCTGCTCGGAGGTATGTTCGGCGACAAAGCACTTGGTCCCACCAGAAGCGGACTGAACCTGTTCTTGACGACCGTGATGGGTGTCGCGAGCGGGAAGGGGCATGCCCCTAAGTCGATCGTCTCGCTCGCATCGAGCTCGGGCAAGCCAGGTGCCGTCACCAACGGCGACCCGACGTCGTATGCGGCGATCGAACGGATGCTTCGCAAGAACAGCTCAACCGTCGTCGTAATGGACGAATTCGGTGTGACGCTGCAGGATATCAACGCGAAGCGTACGAACGCGGCATCGGCATCTATTCGGAAGTTCCTGCTGGCCATCTACGACCAGGCCGACAGCGTCTTCCACGGCCGGCAATATGCGTCCGACGAAACGAAGAAGGACGATAGTCCGATCGAAGGTCCCGCTTTGACGGTCCTCGGAATGACAACACCAACGACGCTTTACGCGGGTCTTTCCGACGCGTCTCTTAATGACGGTTTCTTGTCACGGTTCATTTTCATAGAGGGAACCGGACCGGCCGAGATAAAGCCGCCATCGCTCAACAGGAAAGCCGAAACACCGGCGGCGTTGGTCGCAGCCCTCAGGCAGGCGCAGACCGTTTTTCCGACACCGAAAGGATCCGGAGCGAAGAAGCTGATGATACCCTTTGAAGGCGGGGAAAGCGGTGATGCTTATCGGCTCTGGACGGAAGTCTTCATGTGGCAGCATGACAGATTCTGGAGCGAGAGAGAGCATCACATCAATGGTCGCGCGGCAGAGAACACGATCCGCCTCGCCAGTATACGAGCTGTAAGCCGGAATCCTTCCGCTCCGGAGATTACCGAGGAGGATGTGGCCTGGGGCTGGGCGATCGTTCACCGATCCATCCAGATCGTCACCGAGGGTGTCAACCGGCATATGTCCGGCTCCACAGCGGAATCACTGCGCAAGGCCATTGTACGCGCACTGGAAGTCGCCAAGGACAACACGTTGCCCTGGTCCTTCCTTCTGCAGCGGGAAGGGGTGAGCAGCGCAGAGGCGGATGATGTGTCGAAGGCGCTCCAGTGGCTCATCGACACGGGCAAGGTCACCAGCCTGTCGAAGCAGCCGAAACCTGGCGCTCGAGGCTCGTTCAAACTTGTGGCGGCTTCACAAGATGAGCCACAACTTGTGACGACGTCGTCCTAGAACTTGTGGCGTTGTGACGAACTTTCAAGCACGCCACAAGTACGCGTCACGCGGAAAATACCAGTAAAACCAATATAGTAATAGATCAGAATCTCTCTTTTTTCTTCTACTTGTGAACTTGTGCAGTCCATCCTTCTCCTCGGCCTTTCGGGTGTTTCCTCTGTCTGTCAGAGAGCTTGCACAAGTTCACAATTTCACAACTTCCAAAGGAAGGAGCACTCATGATCAGAAATTCCCATCGCACTCAGGGCGGCCCGTTTCCGGGTCGCGGAGCAGCCCCTGCAATGACGCGCGATTTCCATCTACCTCGCGGGCAGCGGGCAGGTTTCGAAAAACTGAACGACGCGGCGGCCATGCGGCCGACGCTCGTCGACGCTGGCTCGCTCGTGGCTGCAAATGACAACAAGCGAATCCGCCTGGTCACCGACAATGCAGCCGAGGAGGACACGCAGTGAAATTCAAAACCTTCGCCGATGCGTTTACCCGGGACCGCCCACTAGCAGCCGCCAACGACAACGAGCCCCGCAAGCCCCGCCAGCCTCGTTACCGTGGAACGCTCCCGGCGCTACGGTGGCTCTACGACAGCTTCCCAGAGCTCGCGCCCGCGCTGGCCGCAGCGCTGCCAAAGCCGGCCAGCAACTGGTCCGCGGATGCCGAGGACAACAGCCAGGAAATTCGGCCCACCGAGGGCGAACTGATGAAAGCCGCAAGCGATGCCTTCCGGGTGTATGTCAGGGAGGGAATTCGCCACATCGGCGCCGGGCTGACCGTGGAAGCTGACGAAGACGGCGAACGTATTGCTCTAGGCTCGCTGAAATTCCGCGACGGTCGGCTCGTTGAGTGGGCCGTGACGAAGAAGGGGCACAAGCTTCGGCCCGTCGATCGCGTCAAAGCTGGCAGCGGCAGCAATTCATCGCACCGCAGCCCGCAACGCTATCTCGAAACAAGGGCGACCACACCGTCGCCTATGCAAGCCGCGTCGTTGCCGAGGAACGTGTCCGACAGACCAGTCCTGTCGCCTATGCTTGATCCGCAGGCTGGCGTTGAAGCAAACCGCGAGCTGCTGCGCAGTTTGGGTGTGGACGGTTCCGTATCGTTCGATGAACTGCCGGCACCAGCAACGAAATGCGAGACCGCTGTGGCCAAAGGCGCTGGATTCCTCGGTGGGATTTCACGTCCAAGCGGCAACTCATCTAGTGGAGCACAGGCCTGGGAAGCGCCCGAAGTTCGGCAGGGCGAGGTCGCGTCAGTGGTCGAAGAGGTCGCCGCTCGTGGGACGTTGAAATCAATCGGCCTGCGGCTAGGTTACGCCGAGGGATATGCGGACCGCGCGGGGAAGGCGGCGCTCATCGAAGCCGCTAAGACACTGGCTGCCGCGAACGACAACAAAAAAGTTGAACCACGGGTGCCCATTCGTGGCGCGATGTGACGTATCTAGTTGAAAGATATTTTAACGACCCGGCCACAGCGCCGGGTCTACTTTTTCGGTGCGCAGCTTCATTTGCGACCGAGCCCGCGTCAGCGATGAATGCGGGTACCCATCTAAGGTCGTCAGGTTAATTGTTTGCGCGCCTATTAAAGCTGTCGACAGCATCGCTGTATTCAGATGCGGCTTCTTCGGAAGCCTGTTGAGCGCGACGGGCCTCTTCGTTGTTGCACTGGATGAAGTCTTCGACCTCCGAACGATACGCCTCCATGTCTCGCTTACACCTGTCAAACTCCCACTCGTCGTCAAATGAGCCGAAGCTGGATGCACAGCTCGGAGCGCTCGGCTCCGAACAGTAGGCAAATACATTAATCGGGAAAATGGCAACGATAGCTGCTGAGATGATAATGGCGCGCAAAGTGGTCCCTCGTGTTCGCGTCCGATCATCTCTGCATCAAGTGCGATCTAGAGTCGAGGCACCGAAACGAGGACACCCCATTGCCTGGCGCTGCCTCCTCTCGGCGACGGGCGATCATGCGGCCGGCTCCCGGCAACGGTTGAGCCGGCCGCTATTGCAGCTCGATAATCTTGCGAATGATTTGGTCACCCAAATAACGAGTATTCTTCGGCGAGCCTGTGCTGTTGAGCGGGTCGACCTGAAGTTCTGCCGCGAACTCTCGCAGGATCGGAAGCGCGGGCTGCTGCAGCTCATCATCTTTGATAACCTGGACAGTCCCGTTCTCGTATTGCTTGAGCGTGTATCCTTTGTATTGCGCTTCTTTGGTGACCAGCAGGTCGGCAACGGACACGTCATCGGCTTGGGCCGCAGATCGATAGATCGGGAAGATCAACTTCCCGGCTTTGTCCTCTCTCATGATGGCCCGCGCTTCGCTCGCAGGTTTATCTAAGAGGATCTCGATCGCCATGTCCTCCGTGTTGATGCGGAGGACGACTACTCGGTCGACGTACTCGAACGTATTGTGATTAAAGCCGACTTGGTTGCTAGACGTTATCGTTTTCACGGAAATGCGCTCACCGCCAGCGCTGACGACGTCATAGCCGCGTTGGTTCACCTCCGTCGCCATCTGTCCATAGGTGAACATGGCCGTGTAAAGTTCACCGATTCTGCCTGTCAGGTGATTGAGCTCTGCGGCGGGGACGCCCCACGAGAGCTCCCGCTCAAACCACGAAAGAGCCTCGCCGAGAGACTTGATTATCTGGAATTGGTTTAGCGACATCATTTCCCCCACCGATATGCCGCGACAGTATAGCGAGTCGTCACGTGCGAGAACTGCAATGCCCTCACGCGCTCAGCCATTTCGCCCGCCATCCCAGCGCTCCACACAAGAGCGAAAGCGTGATGCAGATCGCAGCCGGTACGATACGCCCTGGCGCGCCTGGTACGGCACCAAGCGTTGGCGATCGATCAGAGAAGCGCAGTTGAGCGCTCATCCCCTGTGCGTCATGTGCCTTGAGGATGAGGTCGTCGAAGCTGCAACCGTTTGTGACCACGTCACGCCCCACCGCGGCAGTGAAGAACTCTTTTGGTCCGGCCCGTTCCAGTCCCTATGTGCCCACCACCATAACAGTGCCAAGCAGCGCGAGGAGCGCAAAGGGGAGGGGCGGGGAACATCGCTCGCCCCGTTCTGCCGCCAACCGGCGGCCTAAGCAATTTTTCTCATCCGCAAAATTCGAAATCGGAGTTGGTGCCATGGCAAGGCCGAGGAAGCCGACGGCTGCCCTCGAATTGAAGGGCGCCTTCAAAAAAGATCCGCAACGCAAGACCGCGCGGAAAAACGAGCCGAGACCGAATGGCCCGGTTGGCGCGGCCCCTGAACATTTCGACGCTGATGAGCGGAGGCTTTGGGATGAGCTCGCCGGCTACGGCTTTTGGCTCACCGACGCAGACCGGTTGATGCTCGAGATCGCCGTCAAGCTAATGGCGCTGTTTCGCAAGAACGCACTCGACGGCGGCGGCATTTCCAAACTGATCGGCGCACTGGCCAAACTCGGCTTCAGCCCAACCGACAGAAGCAAGGTTCAGGCGCCAGGCGCCAAGGAGCCGGAGGCGGACCCGTTCGCGGATTTCAAGTGAGCTCATGCAATATGACATTGATGCCGAGAAGTATCCGCACGTTGCGGCTGGCTACCGTTATGCTGTTGATGTAGTTGGAGGCCGCATTCCAGCGTGCGAGTACGTACAGCAGGCGTGCCAACGGCAACTGGATGACATTTCCCGCTCGATGGGCGAGGAGGGCTGGCTCTACTATTTTGATCACGATGCTGCTGAGCGCGTCTGCAAATTCACCTGCATGCTGCCGCATATTAAGGGGCCGCTTGCAGGCCAGAACCTCACACTCGAACCGTGGCAGTCGTTTATTCTTACCACGGCATTTGGCTGGCTCAGGCACGACAACGGCAAGAGACGCTACCGGCGCGCATACACAGAGGTGCCGCGAGGTAACGGCAAGACAACCCTCTCTGACGGGCCGGCGCTTTATTGCGGTTTTGGTGAGAGGGAGGGTGGCGCTGAGGTATACTCTGCGGCCCGCACAAGAGACCAGGCCAAGGTCGCGTTTTCGGCTGCGCAGGCGATGCTTCGCCGCGCCACGGCATTGCGCACAGCACTCGGCATTGATGTGGAAGCGCACCGCATTATTCAAATGCGGTCGAATAGCTATTTCGAGGCGCTTTCCGCCGACGCCGACTCCCTCGACGGCAAAAATGTGCACTTCGCCCTTATCGATGAGCTCCACGCTCACCGCGACCGTGGCGTGTACGACGCCATTGAAACAGGTGCCGGCAAGCGAAATCAGTCGATGGTCTGGGCAATCACAACGGCTGGAGCCGACAAGACCGGGATATGCTACGAGCACCGCGCCTATACGATCAACATTCTGAAAGGTACGGCGCAGGACGACACCTATTTCGGCATCATCTACACGATCGACAAGGATGACGATTGGACTGAAGAGGCCACCTGGCGCAAGGCGAATCCAAACTACGGTATTTCGGTCGAGCCAGAGCACATAGCTGCTCTTTGCCGCAAGGCGATGTCGTCACCAGCGTCTCAGGCGAACTTTCTGACGAAGCACCTGAACGTCTGGATTCAGACGAACGAGGCGCTTTACGACATGCGCGCTTGGGATCGATGCTTTGATGAAGAGATCGATATTGAGGACTTCGACGGCGAACCGTGCCGCATTGCGGTCGACCTTGCCTCCAAGGTGGATATTGCCGCTGTCGTGGCGCTATTCGAGCGCGGCGACAAGGTTTACCCGTTCGCTCGCTTCTACGTGCCGGAGCAGGCAATCATTGAAAGCCGCAACGATTCGTACCGTGGGTGGGAAGCCGAAGGCAAGCTGATCGCCACGCCAGGCGATGTGATCGACATCGACAGGATAGAGCAGGACATCCTTGAGATGTCGAGCCGATTTCATGTTCTGGAGATCGCGTATGACCCTTGGCAGGCGCAACAGATGGCCAATCACTTGGCCGAGCAGGGCGCCAACGTCGTTGAGTATCGGCAGACGGTTCAGAATTTCTCGGAGCCGACGAAAGAACTCGATGCGCTCATGCGCTCCGGAAAGATTGTCCACCCTTACGGCCCCCGCGACCCTCTGTCGTGGATGATTGGCAACGTTGTCGGACACTACGACGCGAAAGAAAACGTCTACCCGCGCAAAGAACGGCCGGAAAACAAGATTGATGGCGCGATCGCCTTGATCATGAATCTCGGGCTGCACTTGCGGTCATCGGGCGGAGCTCAGGCCCCGTCCCCCTGGGAAGATCCCAACTTCAAAATAGCGGTGGTTTGATGTGGCCATTTAGAAAAGCCGCCGCGGAGACGCGAGCGAGCCTGGAGAATCCGAGCGTTCCGCTTTCTGACGTGAACGCCTGGCGCACTCTGATGGGCGAATGGCACGGGGTGGCCGGCGTTGTCGTGACGCACGAAACGGCGCTTGAAGTGCCAGCAGTGTGGTGTGCGGTGAATTTCATTGCCAACACGATCGCCAGTCTTCCGCTGCAGGTGTTCAAGAAGAGCGGAGAGGGACGTGACACCGTCGAGTCTGACCCGCTCTACAGCATCCTGCATGACGCGCCGAACGACGAGCTCACGTCGTTCATGTGGCGAAAGGGCATGATGATCAACGTCCTACTGCGTGGCCGCGGTGTTTCGTTCATCGAACGAAATAAGGCCGGCAGGGTGATGAGCATCTGGCCCCTCGACACCGACAAGCTGACGATTGAGCGCAAGAGCGGCCGCAAGCTTTACCACTACGATGACGGCGGGCGGAAAGTCACCTATGCAGCCAACGAAGTCCTCGACCTGACTTTCATGCTGAAGCCGGATGGCGTGTCTCACGTCGATCCGATTAGCAAGCTGAAAGGTGCGGTCGGCCTAGCGCTCGCGCTTGACGAGTACGCGCGCAAGTTCTTCGCGAACGGTGGCGTGCCGCCTCTGGCGCTTTACGGTCCAATGCCGTCTCCGGCAGCTGCATCGAGGGCGTCGCAGGACGTCGAGAAGGCCGTTCGAGACGCCAACGCCGAGCGTCGAAACGTCATGATCATGCCGACAGGGCATGAGTTGAAGGCCGTAGGCGTCGATCCGGAAAAATCGCAGATGGTGGAGTCCCGCCGTCTCGGGATCGAGGAAATCGCGCGCATTTACGGCATCCCGCCCGTCTTCCTGCAGGATCTAACTCACGGCACGTTCAGCAACACGGAACAGCAAGACCTCGCGTTGACCAAGCACCTGATTTCCCAGTGGGTTAAGGCGTGGGAACAGGAGTTAAACCTTAAGCTGTTCTCGGCGCGCAATCGCACCAAGTTCGTAGAGTTTAACCTCGATTCACTGATGAGAGGCGACTTCCGCACTCGTATGGAAGGCTACGCAAAGGGCATCCAAAACGGGATCTACACCCCCGATGAGGTACGCGCGATGGAGAACTGGCCGAGCAAGGGCGGCGACGCCGACAAGCTTCATATCCAAGGCGCCACTGTTCCTCTGGGCATGCAAAGTACCGCGGCTCGCCAGCCAGCCAACGACAACAACCCCGACGACGAGGCACAAGCCGCATGACTAAGATAGAGAAACGTGGCGGCACGCTTGGCGTTGAAACGCGAGCCGCCGATGAAAAGCGCACGCTGGCTGGATATGCGGCTGTCTTCGACGTCAGCGCCGATATCGGTGGCTGGTGGATCGAGCGTATTGCGCCAGGCGCTTTTGCTGAAGCGATTGGCGGCGACGTCAGAGCGCTAGTCGACCACGATGCCGGTCGGGTCATTGGGCGCACGAAGAGCGGCACTCTTCGCTTGTCAGAGGATTCCCGCGGCCTGGCCGTAGAAGTCGATGTTCCTGACACGACCGATGGCAACGATCTTTGGACGCTTGTCGAGCGGGGCGATATTTCTGGGATGAGCTTCGGTTTCGCCGTGAAGCATGACGAGTGGGACGAAACTGGCGAGACGCCGATCCGCACCATTCACAAGGTCGAGCTCTACGAGGTGTCGGCGGTCGCATGGCCAGCCTATAACGACACCGAGCTCGGAAAGCGCTCGCTGCAGGAGTGGCGAGATGCTCGCTCCGCCAACGCAGAAAACACAGATCCGGCGGCAGCGCCGGTAAGCAGGGCGGCCCACAGAGCCCGCCTGAAAATGGACCTTGATCTAAGGGTCCGCAGCACGCGCTGACCAAGCGCTGTCACCCACCAAACTGATCCACTGAGCTCGCTTCCGCGGGCTCTTTTCGTATGGAGACTACATGTCCAACATTACTGAACTGCGCGAAAAGCAGCAGAAGCTCGTTTCCGACGCTCGCGCACTCCTTGCTGATATCAAGGACGACACGGCAGAGGCACGTGTCGCAGAACTCGAATCCCAGCACGACACCGCAATGGCCGAATATGACCGCCTTGAAGCGCGCATCAAGCGCGAGGAGGCTCTGGAGGCCCGGGAGCGCGACCTGAACGCCGCTGACGACCGCCGTCCGAACGGTGAAGATCGGTCGGTGCAGGGTGGTCGGCAGGAGAACGCCGACGAAGCCCGTGCTGCGGCCTTCCGGAGCTATCTCCGTCACGGCCTCGAAGACATGCCGGCCGAGGAGCGGAAGATCGTGCGCGAGATGCGCGCTCAGGCTGTCGGTACCGATTCCAAGGGCGGTTACCTTGTGCCAGAAGGCTTTATGGCCGAACTGGTCAAGTCGCTGAAGGCTTGGGGTCCGATGCTGGATCCAGGCGTCACTCGCGTGCTGACCACGACCGCCGGCAACTCGATCCCGTGGCCGACGATGGACGACACCTCCAACGAAGGTTCGCTCATTGGCGAGAACACGCAGGTCACCGAGACGGAAGTGGCATTCGGCACGAAGACGCTCGAGGCGTACAAATACACGTCCGGGGTCGTTCTGGTCTCGGCAGAGCTTCTGCAGGATTCGGCTATCGACGTCGAAGGGACTGTGCGTGCCGCAATGGCAGAGCGCATCGGGCGCGTTGGCAACCGCCACCTGACTGTGGGCGACGGTTCCGCGAAGCCGAACGGCATCGTCACGGCAGCAACCGCTGTAACCGGCGTCGCGGCTGCCGCTGCGCTCACATTCGACGACATGATCGAACTGTTCCACGCAGTCGATCCCGCATACCGCGACGACCCGTCGGTTCGCTTCATGTTCAACGACGGCACGCTCAAGTCGCTCAGGAAGATCAAGGACACCGTCACCGGAAATTATATCTGGCAGCCCGCCGATGTAAGGACGGGCGCCCCGGCGACCATTCTCGACAAGCCATATTCTATCAACCAGGCGATGGCTGCCATCGGCGCAGCGAACAAGTCCGTCGCTTTCGGCGCGTTCAACCGGTACGTCGTCCGAATGGTTCGTGAATTCGCGATCCGCCGCCTCGTGGAGCGCTACGCCGATTACGACCAGACCGGCTTCATTGGCTTCACTCGCCTCGACGGTGAACTGCTCGATGCCGGCGCAGTCAGAGTCCTGCAGCACGCTGCATCCTAATAGGGAGCGGGCGGCCATGCGCCGCCCGACCACCTCATGAACGTACGAGTTACATCAAGCCTCGCCGGAGATGGCTTCACCTTCGGCTGGGGGCAGATCGTCGAAGCCGATGTTTTTGCCGCGAAGGTCGGCGCTGGTTGGGAGCGCAAGTGCGAGCCCGTTGAAGAGACAGCCGCCGCCGTAGCAGCAGCAGAAATAGCGGTTGTGCGGCCTGGACTCGAGGCAGCCACTAAAAGGCGACGCAAATGAACGAATGGACACGGCTGGTCAGAACGGTTGCGCCGGCAGGACCGGCCGTGACCCTCGCAGAGGCCAAGCGCCATCTGCGCGTATTTCACGACGATGACGACGTTGACATCACGTCTATGATTGCAGCCGCGGAGGCGTCCATCGAGGGGCCAAACGGCATTGGTATCGCGCTGTTGCCCCAGACATGGCGGCTGTCGCTCGACCATTTCCCCTGCGAGATCATCGTCCCTCTTGGTCCAGTGACCGGCGTCACGTCAGTGACGTACCGCGACGGTGCTGGACTCGAACAGCAGGTATCGGGTTTGCGCTACGACCTGGACCAGCAGCCGCTGCGGATTTGGCCGGCCAGCGATACCGCCTGGCCTACTATCACGTGCGAACCGGGAGCGGTGAAGGTCACATTTGAATGCGGCCATGAAAACTTGCCGCAGGATCTTCGATGGGCGCTGCTGCTGCTCGTTGGCCACTTCTACGAAAACCGTGAGGCGGTAGCGGACGGCGGCATGGCTGAGTTACCGCTGGGCGTCGCATCAATTCTTGAACGCTACAGAGTCGGCCGGGTGGCCTGACAGAAAAGGACATTTCATGGCAGACCTAGTCTTGACGCCCTCCGCAATCATCGCGGGCTTCAATTCCGCGCAAGAACACGGCACAGCCGGCGAGACGATTACGGCCGGCAAAGCCGTCTACAAGAGCGCTACCACCAAAAAGTGGATGCTGGCAGACAGCAATTCGGTAACTGCCGCCGCTCGCCAGGCGGGTGGGATCGCTCTTAACGGAGCATCGGACGGACAGCCCATCACCGTTCACAAGAGCGGCGATCTGACCGTTGATGCGGTATTGACCGCTGGCCAAGCAGTATACCTTAGCGACACGCCAGGCGACCTGTGCCCGCTCGCAGATGTCGGCGCTGGCGAATATGTCTGCCTTATCGGCCTCGCCAAGTCGACGACCGTTCTCGCCGTAGACATCCAGTTCCCGAACGTCGCGCTTTGATGTGGGTGAGGTTTCTAGCTGATTACGACTGGAAACCTCGGCCGCCCGTAACGATCGCCTTTAAGGCTGGTGACGTGAAAAACGTCACGCGAGCATGCGCGGCTGCTGCAGTGGCGCTCGGCAAAGCAGAACGAACCGAAAGGCAATCAAATGTCCGCAGGACGTATGCGCGCCAAACTTCATTTCCAGCAGAGAACCACGGGCGATGACGGCTTCGGCACACCAACCGTCGGCGACTTCGCCAAGGTCTTCACCGACGCCGCCGAGATTATCCCGCGCATGGGCTCTGAGGCCGTCATGGGCGCACGCCTGCAAGGGCTGCAGCCGGTGACTATACGCGTGCGCTCGCATGTCGCCACGCGCGCCCTAGACGCAACCTGGCGGGCAGTTGATGCTCGATCTGGCGCCGTCTACGCAATCACTTCGCCACCTGTGAATGTGTCTCAGAAAAACGACTACATCGACATGCTGGCGACAATCGGCACGCAGGCAGACGCATGACGGCGAAAGTCATCGGGCTGGACAAACTCAACAGAAAGTTGGCGCTTTTGCCGATTGTTGCGCGCAAGCGCATACGTGAGGCGATGCAGCAAGGCGCCGACGAAATCGTCGCCATGATGAAGTCGCTTGTCCCAACCGATAGCGGCGCTCTGAAAAACAGTATCGACTGGACGTGGGGTTCCGCGCCGAAAGGTGCCTTGACCATCGCAACTGTGCGCGGCCAAGGTATGCGAAACACTGGCAGCGAAAACACCATCACGATCTACGCCGGCAATGCGGATGCGTATTACGCCCGTTTCGTAGAATTCGGTACGGCAGCCCACACGGCCGGCGGCATGTTTGCGGGCGCAACGATCCCAGCCATCGCAGCCTCGCCCTTCTTCTTTGTCTCATTCAGGGCGAACCGTAAGCGCGTCAAAGGCCGGATTACTCGGGCAGTGAACAAAGCGGCCAGAGAAGTGGCGGCGGGAGGCGGCTAATGGACCCGACATATGAGCTCACTGCCGCCATCATATCGCGATTGAAGGCCGACGCGACGGTTGCTTCTTTTGTTGGTTCCCGCGTCTACGATCGTCCGCCGGACGGAGAGCAGCCATCGCCCTACATTTCGATGGGGCCATCCGACGCACTCACAGACGATGCAGATTGCCTTGATGGGCTGGAAATCACACTGCAGATCGACTGCTATTCGTGGGGGCCAAACGAAGCTTTCGGCAGCGCAGAAGTCAGGAAGCTTTCGGGAGCCGTTCGCGCTGCGCTGCACGAGGCTGAAATTACTCTTCCTACCAATGCACTGGCGAGCCTTCGCCACCGGATCACGCGCTACCAGCGCGAAAGCGACGGCGTTACCAATCACGCGATAATCAGCGTTACGGCGTTCGTGGAGATCACGTAGCCGCCATTCACCAATGACCACCACATCGCGGCCGCTCTGAGCGGCCTTTTTTATGGAGACCACAAAATGGCGGCACCAATCACTGCGCGCTTTGGGAAATTCCGTGTCCTGCTCGACCTGGCGGGAACTGGTACCTACACCGCACCTTGCGGGTTTACCTCCAAGTCGCTTTCGCTGACGAAGTCGCTCTCCGAAGTCGCTCTTCCGGACTGCGAAGATCCCGACAAGCCCATTGTGTTGGGCCGCGACGTGGAGAGCATTTCCGCATCTGTTTCCGGCGAGGGCGTTCTTGCTGCATCCGCGGTTGAGACCTGGCTTGACGGGTACGAAAGCACCGAGTCCGTGGCGATCAAGATCGAGATCGAATTCTCGACTGGCACTGTTACTTGGACCGGCAAAATGCACGTCGAATCCTTGGAAATCGGCGCAGAGCAGGGCGGTCGTGTGACGCTCAACGTGTCGATGCAGTCCGACGGCGAGTTGGTCCGCACGGATACGTTCTAATGGCTCGCGATGCCAGGATTGAGCTCGACTTCGGAGACGGGACGTATTCGTTCCGTCTCGGTTGGGGCGAGCTCGCCACGCTGCAAGAGGAGTGCGACGCTGGACCGTACATGATCCTGCATCGCCTACACTCTCACCAGTGGCGCGTGCAGGACATCGCCAACGTCATCCGTCTCGGTCTCGTTGGAGGCGGGATGCCTCCCGCCGATGCGCTGAAAAAGATTCGGCAGTACGTCGAGCGCCGCCCTCCTCTTGAAAACCACCCGATCGCCATTGCGGTTATCTCCGCTGGCCTGCTGGGGGCGCCAGAGGAGCCAGTGGGGGAGCAGGAAGCGCCAATTCCAGAAGCAGCGTAGACGATCTTCCTCACGGCAAGATCCGCTTCGCATCAATCTACGGAGTTGGCGCCGCAATGGGCTTCACGCCTCAGCAGATAAACGCGATGTCCATGTGGCAGTTCGCGGCGGCGTTTGACGGGTATGTGAAGGCGAACGGCGGCGGCGAAGAGAAGATGTCCAATGCAGAGGCGGACGATCTTTGGAAATGGCTGCAGTCGAAGGATGACAGCGGGATTTAAGCCCTGCCGTACACCTCCGTGCATTCCTTCACTGTGATCGTTTCGCGCTTAGCAGCATGCTCCCTGGTGACGAAGTCGGATATGCCTTCGACCGCATATCCGGCCAACATCTCTGGGACTCCGGCACCCAAGAGTGCCCGCTTCAGTTCATCCAGAGCCTCTCGGTACTCATGCGTCGGCCCGCACATGTAAGCGGGGCCAATTCGCTTCATCGCGTCTTCAATCTCGTTGGCCGAAGCGCCAGCCGGCAACATCGCCGCGACTGCGGCCAGAACAGTCTTCTTCATGCCGCCCCCCCTTGTCGTGCGTGGAGTCAATCATAAGGCGTAAAGCAAATGGCTGCAACCGATCTTGAACGCCTCGTCGTCCAGTTGAGTGCTGACCTCAAGGGCTACCAGAATTCGCTTAGCAAGGCGCGCGGCATAACAAACCGCCAAATGGGGCAAATCCAGAAGCAGGCCGCATCCACAGGGAGGGCAATGACCGCCTCTCTGGTGCAGGCCGGCGCCGCGGTCGCTGGTGCCTTCGTCTTTACGGATGTTATCCGGGGCATTGGCAATCTTTCCGAAGCGGCCACTCGCATCGATAACTCGCTGAAGGTGGCTGGACTCTCTGGCGCCGAACTGGAGCGCGTTTACGAAGGATTGTCCAAGGCAGCGATAGCCAATGGCGCACCGATCGAGACGCTTGCTTCGCTATACAGCAAGGCGGCGCAGGCGCAGAAGGAACTTGGCGTCACCAGCGCCGAACTGCTCAACTTTACCAACAACGTTGCCTTGGCTCTCCGCGTGGCGGGCACAGACGCGCAGGCCGCTAGCGGTGCCCTCTTGCAGTTGGGCCAGGCGCTCGGCAGCGGCAAGGTGCAGGCTGAGGAATTCAACTCAATCCTCGAAGGCGCGCCGACGATCGCCCAAGCGGCCGCGGCTGGCCTGAAGGAGGCCGGCGGCTCCGTCTCCCAGTTGAAGCAGCTGATTGTGGATGGCCAGATTTCATCAGAGGCGTTCTTTCGCGCCTTTGAGGCGGGATCCGTCATCCTCGAGCAGAAAGCCGCCAATGCGACTTTCACAATAGCGCAGGCGACCAACAATCTCTGGACGTCGCTAACAAACGTCGTTCGCGAGTTTAATCAATCGACTGGCGCGAGCGAGCGTTTTGCGCATGGCATTAACAATGCAGCCGGCGCCATTGATAGTTTCGACGTTTCTGGCCTGATAAAGAAAATTCAGGACGCCGACACGGCATTCAGGGACTTCCTCGCTAACAACGAGGGATTGAATGCGGTCCTTGATACGCTGAACAGAATCTCCGGCGTAACCGACGCCGCCGGGAACGTGATAAACGTTGATAAAGAGCCGGCGGAGGACGCGGTAAAGGCGCTCGAGCGGGAAGTCGAGCTGCTTCAGGCGACCATTGAGAAAAACACCAACCTCGGATTCGATAACACCGAGGCGGTCGCTCGCCTGAATGAAGTGCTCGGCAAGCTTGCCGAAGTCAGGGCCGCTGCGGCAGCCATGCCGGACTTTGTCGAAGGCTACCAACTTGGCGAGAACGGTATCGAAGCCGTGCCCGAGTCTGGGTCGACTTCTCTAGGTGGGCCAAGGACGAGAGGCGGCAAGCGCAAAAAAGCCGCCGTTAATCCAGTCTCCTTACCTGATTTCAAGCCGCCACCGAGTCGCGGCGGCGGAGGCGGCGGTCGCAGTCGAGGGGGAGGCGGCGGTGGTAATGGCAGCGCTGACGAACTGCAGCGAGAAATCGAGCAGATTCAGGAGCGCACCGCAGCCATACAGGCTGAAACAGCAGCGCAGGCTGGACTAAACCCGCTTCTAAATGATTTCGGATATGCCGTTGAATTCGCAGCATCAAAGCAAGATCTACTGAATGCAGCAAAGAGCGCTGGCAAAGAGATTACGCCAGAACTTGCTGCGCAGATCGACACCCTCGCGGCTGGCTATGCCAATGCATCCTCGGCTGCCGAGAAACTTGCAGCCACCCAGGACAAGGTCCGTGAGCAGGCAGAGTTCTTCGGAGATGCCTTCTACGACGCCTTCTCCGAACTCATTCCCAAAATAGAAACCGGAAACAAGGCGCTCGACAAGTTTCTGAACACCCTCATCGAGGCCGTCGCACAAGCGGCAATACTCGGCAAGGGGCCGTTTGGCGCAGCTGGCGGAGGCGGAAGCGGAGGACTCCTCGGCGGTTTGCTCGGCGCGATCTTCCCGTTTGCTAAGGGCGGTATCGCTGCTCACGGCAGACCGCAGCCACTGAAAAAGTTTGCCCGCGGCGGTGTTTCGCGGTCGGCGGCTATCTTCGGTGAGGCTGGACCTGAGGCTGCGGTGCCTTTGCCCGACGGGCGCAGCATCCCGGTCAAATTCAAGGAGCCGGCGATTCCGAGAAGGTCTGCAGGCGGAGGGCAAGCCGTCCACGTCACGGTCGGCGTGTCGGCTGACAACAACGGAAATCTTTTGCCGTTCGTCGAATCCGTTTCGCAAAAAACCGTGTCCTCCGCGGCGCCCAAAATCGTGTCTGCTGCAAATCAGCAGGTGGTTCCGACTATGGCAAAGCATCAATCCCAGAAAGCCGGAAGCGAGTGGCGTTAAAATGACTGACATCATAACGTGGCCGCTCTGGACCTTGAGGCCGCAATCCGCATCCGCCAACCTCGTGCCCTTCTCCCGCTCAGGCGGGCGGACGCTCGGCGGCGTCGAACCGTCTACGAGGACGGATTTGGGTTTTTGGGCGATCGACTATCAAAACGTCGTCCTCCAGAACCGCAACCGCGAGCAATGGCAAACGTGGAACGCCATAGCCCAGAAACTAGGTGGCCGCCCAGGCTTGATAGCCGTGCGTGTTCGCTCGTCGCTGTCGGCTCCATTCGTCTCCGGCAAGTTCGAGCCGGTTATTGAGACGGACCACAGCGACGACAGCCCGTTTGACGACGACACGCCATACACGCAGGGCGCCATATCGGTCGTTACCGATGGCGTGACTGCGGTAGGCGCAACGTCGATCCGGCTGCGCATCATCAACGCCGACGCCAACCTCGTCGGCGTGCGGTTCTCTTACAATCACGCGCTCTATGAGACGGGGCCGGTTACGTCGATAGATGGCGATATCTGGACCGTCCCGATCTCGCCGTCGGTGCGCGAGCTCATTCCTGCCGGCGCCGATCTCGAGTTCGACCAGCCGACGTGTCTCTGCCACCTGGCAGAGGATCGCGGCATGGACATCGACCAGAACGCGGTCGGGAAATTCTCGTTGCCGTCTGTCTCGTTTGTCGAGGCGGTGGATTATTGGAATCAGTAGGAGGGCTGTGATGTACCGTGTTTTGAGATTGGACACAGGACCGGCTGGCATCGAGGGCATGGAGTCCACCCTGAATGAGTGGGCCGCTCGCGGATTCTCGCTGGTTCACGCCGTCAGGGCATCGACCTACGATTGGGTGCTGTTTCTGAAATACGACGGCTCTGGCGTCTTGCCTGCCTGTGTAGCAACGGCTGGCGATTAATCCATGTCCATTAAATCACTACGCATCCTCTGCGACGTCGAGTTGCCGGAGGAGACCATTCGCGTTTGGGATGGCACAGGCGGCACTTTCGTCGATGCCGACGGCAACTTCTATCGGCCGGCGCAGTTCACGGAGGACGCGCTGCAATCGCTCGAGGCGGCCATCAACGGCGAGGCTTACACGCTCGCGCTGTCGCTGATTTCGGTTAGCCAGTCGGCTGCGGATAGCATCTGGGAATATGACGAGACGGCCAGCGTGCAGGGCTCGCCGTTTGTCGTGAAGTTGCAGATCCTCGACGAGGATGAGCAGCCCGACGGCGATCCGATCGTGGTGTTTACCGGCGAGATCGACAACCTAGATGTGGCCGATGAGTCCGCCGCGGACGGCATTAAGTCGGTCGTTAATCTGGAAGTCACGAACCGTTTCACGCTTCGCACCATCACCAACGGCGCAGTGCTTTCGGACGTCGACCAGCGGGCGCGCTCTGCGCTGCTCAACCCGTCTGCGGCCGATGACGAGTTCTGTAAGCGCGTGCCGCTGATGCGTGACCAGACGATTAAATGGCCCAATTGGTAGGCGACATGAGCAAAAGAATAGCGATCTTAATCGCCGTCGCACTTTCATTTGCGGCGGCCTTTTTACATGAGCCTTCTACCGGCGCAGTAGGCAGCGGTGGAATCTGGTGGCTCGCTCTGTAGTCGCCGACCAACTCGCCGCCTTCGTCGCCGACAACAACGCTCGCCCTTGGCAACCCGGAACGGTTGATTGCTGCATGGTGCTCGCTGACTGGGCGGTGTGGCTTGGCCATCCCGACTCCGCCGCACACCTGCGTGGCGCCTACGACAGCGACGAAGGCTTCCGCGCCATCATAGCGGCTGCGGGCAGCGTTCCAGCGCTCGTGGCGACATGCGTACCAACAAGCGGCAAGCGCACCCAGCACCCGCAACGGGGCGTCATCGGCGTCATCGGCAGCCCATCAAACATTCATCGCCAGTTCGGCGCCATCCACGACGGCAGTGGCTGGCTGGTGCGCATGCACGGCGGCTTTGGCCGCATGACGGCACGCACGCTAGCGGCTTGGAGAATCTGAATGCCTGGAGTTATTGAGTCCCTGGCGTTGATCGTATCTTCGCTGGCGACAACGACGCTTGCCGCCAACGCGCTCTATCTCGGCACGTATGCGCTCGCGACGGCAGCCTTGGCGTTCGGCGCATCCGCGCTGCAGGGCATGTTCGTCGACAAGCCGAAGGTGCCGAAGCCGGATGACGGCAGTTACAACCTCAAGCAAAGCGTGCCGTCTCTCACCTACGTTCTTGGCCGAACCAAGAAGGGCGGGGATTACGTCTTTCTAGAGGAGAAGGCGGGGACGGCATACCACGTCATCGTGTGGGCCGGTCACCGCATACATGGCTTTGTGCAGCACTACCTGCACGACGAGAAGGCCACGCTTGACGTTGACGGATGGGTGACGTCTCCGGCTCACTTTGGTGGCGGTGGCTACAAGATCGTTAGAATCCTCACTCGCCTCGGTCTGAACGCTGAGACTGCCTATTCCGACGTCGTCACGGCCTTTTCGACTATCTGGAACAACAACTGCCGCGGCGACGGACTTGCATCAGTTCGCATGTCCTGTCGGACGGTAGATCAGAAAGAGTTTCTAGACCGCTACCCCAACCAGATGCCAGAGCATTCGGCGGTGGGCGATGGCGCATTGCTTTACGATCCTCGCAAGGACAGCACGCAAGGTGGGATGGGCTCGCACCGCACCAACAACCCAAACACCTGGGAGTTTTCGAAGAATCTCGCGCTGATGCGGCTTTGGCACCTTTGCCATCCAGTCGGCGGCAAGATGGCCTACGAGAACATGTATATGCCCGACTGGGCAAACGCGGCGAATGTCTGTGATCAGAACGTTACGAACCGCAGCGGCGGCACGGAGAAGCGCTATCATGGCGGCTTCTGGTTCCGCGCCAGCAATGACCCGATCGAGGTTGGCCGCATCATGGATGAGGCCGCAGAACTCGTCGTCTATGAGCGCGCCGACGGCAAGATTGGTGTGCACGCCGGAGAATTCGTCACGCCCGATGTGCGGCTGGACGCAACGGCTGTGTTTAGCATCCGCGTCGACAAGAACAAGCGGCGCGCCAACACGGTGCTCGGCGTCCGCGGCCGCTACGTCAACACGTCCAAGGACTACATCACGGAAGACGCGGCGATCTACGGCGACCCGTATGCCGTCGTTGACGACAACACGGAGCGCACGCGTACTTTCGACAATGCGGCAATCCAGAGCCACAACCACTGCCAGCGCAAGCAGAAGCTGACGTTTGTGCGGGCAAACGCTCGGCGCGTATCTGTGGTCGCGGACTACACGGCGGACGGCGTCAGGGATATCCCCTATCGGCGCTTCGTGACGGTTCATTATCCGTCGCGAGGGCTTGCCGAGGCCGTTGTGGAGATCACATCGAGCGTGACGATCGACCTGCGCAACATGCGCATTTCGTTCTCAGGCATTCTGGTTTCGGCGTCGCTTTACAGCTTCAACGCAGCGACGGAAGAGGGCGAGCCTGGCGAGTCCGTCGAGCCGTTGCCCGATGAGGGCGTGCCGGTTCCTACGGGCTTCGTTCCGACTATCCAAACGGAAGTCGTTTCGGGCGGAGCCACGGCGGCATTCATCAATGCGACGTGGACCTTCGTCGACGACGCGCTGACTTACGAGCTCGAATACGACCGCACTAGCGGCTCGACGGGCGTGCAGTCGGTGTTCTCCGTCGCTGGCGATACGCAGGTTCGCTCCGGCTATCTCGTCGACGGCGAGGAATATCGCGTCAGATTGAGAGCATGGGGGGGCGGCACGAAGTCCGAATGGACCGATTACGTGCTGCTGACGGCTACGGCAGATCCGGTTGCTCCGGGTCCGGTTACTGGTGTCAGCGTGGATGTGTCGACACCGTCGGAGGCCGAGTTTGGCTGGACCGCGCCTAACAGCAGCAACTACTTCGCCTGCCGCATCTACATCAACACCGTCGACAACTTGGGAACGGCAACGCTTGCGGCGACCGAATACGGGCCGCCTAGCGCTACCGACCTGCGCGTCGTCACCTCGCTAGCAGCCGGCACCTACTACGGCTGGCTTCGGTCGATCAACCCGTCTGGCATTGCCGGTACGGCGGTAGCGACTGGGGCGTTTGTCGTCACGTAAGTCGCTGAACAATTTGGATTTTACAGCCCGCCTAGCGGGCTTTTTCTTTTTATGGAGAAGACATGGCGACCGCAGCAACCGTGTTTCGCGATTATGAGACTGATGGCGTACCGGCCTCCGGCAGCCACAAGGTAAAAAAGAGTGATGTTCGCCAACTGCTGGGCGAGTACGAAAACATCATCAATGCCTTTCTTTCTACGGGCGGGCTGATCTTTCCGAGCAAGTCCGCTCTCGATGCTGATCTCGCGCACGCCGCGAACAGCATGGCGTGGGTGATTGGTGACGCAACGGTCGCCAACAACGGCATTTACCGCAAGATCGGCGCCTCTGGCGTCGGATCGTGGACGCGAATGGCCGACCTGCCATTCAGCTTCATCATCGCATCCGACACAGGCTCCGGCACTCCGAATGCCATTCAGGCGACGACGAGCATCCCGGTATCATCGTCCGCGCTGATCTGGATGAACATCTTTGAGGCCAACACGGCCTCGCCGGTCACCGTCTCCTTCAACGGCGACTCCGCGCTCACGATCAAGACGAACAGCGGCAGTGATGTCGCTGTAGGCGGACTGACTGCTGGCATGATCGTGATGGGGATTGTCTCCGGCACGACGTTCCGGCTGGTTAGCGACCAGGCAAGCGCTGTTCTGGTTGCACAAGCTGAAGCTGCTGCCGCCGCCGCCTTGGCAGCCGTTCCGAACCAGTTCCCTGCGACGCGCACCGCCTTGAAGGCGATCAATTCCTCGACTCACACGGCAGCCTATCTGCGCGAAGCGGGCAGGGAAGGTCAGTTTATCTGGAGGTCTGGCGACTATTCCGCCCAGATCGCCGCTGACACTGCGGAAGGCATCTACATCAAGGCCGATTCCGTCGCAGCAACGGCGGGCGCTTGGGTTCGCCAAGGCGGTTGGCAAATTGGTGGTGCCGACGTGCGCTGGTTCGGTGCTGTCATTGACGGCGTTACCGACGATGCCCCGGCGATTAATGCCGCACTGTCCCTAATGGCCACGGTTGGGGCCCCTGCGAAGCAGCCTCGGGGAACATCTATGGTGGGCAGCACGATCACGTTGAAAAACGGGTCGATCTGGGTTGGAGATAGCTATCTATCGATCGTCAAGCGCCTGCCGGGGCACGCTGGCGCGCTAGTAAAGTCTGAGAATTTCGACAGCTTGACCGGTACATCCGACGCTTTCGCGCCTGGGGTTCCGGAGCGGGTAGGCATCGATAAGATCACGTTCAACGGCAACTACCAGAACGCTGCCAGAGATGCGTATGTTCAGTCTACAGGCGAAGGGATTCGCCTTTTCGTGCGCAAGCCCCTGATCAAGGTTTGCGTGTTCAACACCCCAGGCGTCGGCGTGTGGCCAGAATGCCCTGGCGGAAATGGGCCGACACCACTGCAGCCAGGGTTCTCCCGCGAAGCCGAAATCGAGATCTACACACATCAGACGCAATACGAAGGTGTCGTTTGGAAGGGGCCCCCTGACGTGAAGATTGGTTGGATTCTTGCAGCCGATGCAGCCTCCCGCATTATCGCTGACCAGCTTAACGGGAAAGTGAGTTCGCCAACCTACGGCGCCGTCAACGGCGGGCAAACTTTCTGTGTCGTCTTCGATAGCAAGGGCGGCGAAGTCGGTGAAGTTCACGCCTTCGGCAACTTCGGGGGCGGTGGCATCGACTGGCGCAACGGCGGGCGCATCAACGCTGATCTTCTGATGGCGGAAAGCTGCCACTACGGTGGCATCAATATCACGGGCTCGGCATCCGGCATGATTTCGAAGGTCGACGTACACCGCACAGGCGGGTTCGGCGGCGATAGCACAGCAGATTTCGTCTACTCCGGGACTGGCAACAATAACTACGGCCTGGAGATCGGCGTGTGCGCCCTCTATCGCCAGGACGCCGCGAACACTGGTTCCAGAAACGGTCTAGAGATCACGGGCGACTTCATCGACATCGGTGTCCTGAAGGTCGATCTCGGCAGTACCTCAACGGCCGGCCACGGCATTCTCATCGACAACGATTCGGCGCAGTGGATCTCCATCCGCGGAGGCGAGATTGCTCGGTGCAAGGGCACGGCTCCCGATGGCTTGGCTTCGTCGGCAGTCTACCGAAAGACGACAGGAAATGGCTCAAATGTACGCATCGAAGTCAACATCCGCGATTGTGACGTAGGATTCCGCTCGAGCGGCACGCCCCGTCTCGAAGATATCGATATTCAGGCTTTTCTGAATACTGGCCAGACGCTGTTTGCGGGCGACGTTCGCACCAACAACGGCCAGAGGTGGGACGTTCGTGGCACCATTAACGGGGTCTGGAAGGGGTCCAAGGTCGATCTAACATTCACCTTCGATAGCACGCTCACCACTGAGCAGACTTTGTCTGTGGCGCACAACCTGATCGCCGCACCGTCGTTCGGGCGCATCACTGCAACACTTGTTGATGATGGAACGGCACTCACCGGAGCTAATACGCCGATCTTCTTTGTCGGCGATCGTGACGCGACAAACATTACGGTCAAGTACAAGCAGGGCAGTGCCACAGGTGCCAACACAACGCCGCGCGTTTGGCTGCACGCTGAGGTTTGAGAATGCGCGGCGCTTAGGCGCCGCTTCTCACCTAGCGAGTTCTCGCGCCACCAAAGGATTGACGATCACACCTCGCCGACGTAGCGCTTTTTCTCGTTCATTGACCAAGGCCGGATGAATTTTTCCCGCCTGTCGTCCGGATAGACGATGTGCGCCGTATTGTTGGGGATTTCGGGCACCTGCCAGTCGAGTGGCTTTTCGAATACCAAGAAGAAGTCGTTACCACGGTCATTCATCGGCAGCTTGTGTTCCTCACAGAATTTCTTAATCGCCTCGACGAACTCGTTTGCTTGGCGGAAGACGTCGTTGGTCTCAAAGGTGACGATCTGAGCCTTACTGAAGGCAAGCATCTTCTCGATTTCATGCTTTGCGTATTCGCGATAGTGAAGCGTGTACATAAATGGATGGGTGTTGCACATCGCCAGCGCAATATTCTTAAAAGAGCAAGCATTCGGCGTTGTTAGAAAGCACCGACCGCCTGGCTTCAGTACCCTCAAGATCTCGACCAGAAGATTAATTACACCGCTGAAGTTTTTTATGGACGTGCGGAAATCCTTGTCGCCGATGTGCTCAAAAATCTCGCCCGCAATGCACCCGTCAAACGACCCGCTTTCGAACGGCAACGGATCGTGAAGATCGGTTGTCGTCGGTATGATTCTTGCTTTTGGAAAGGCCATACGCCAAGCGTCATGCACTTCGCCTCCGGAATGGCCACCTACGTCGAGAACGTCTCCTTTAACCACACCGTGTCGAAGCGCATACCTAATCGACAACTTAATGCGCTCGCGTTGTCCGATCACATACTTGTTTTGCGAGGCGTCGAGCATTTTTGCAATAGACGGGTCAAGCTCGGGGTAGATGGTAGTATCGGTCATTGTTTACTGGGTACCTTTCTTGCCGGTTTGGGAAGCACGGATTCTGTCGGCGCTAGAAGAACGGTTCCCCCCAAAGAGTCAACTTAAACGGCTTCAGCGCCGTGGTCCCATCTTTGGAGAACAAGGTGAGCAATACGCGCGGGGCGCGCGTTCGAAACTCCGCACAATCCTTGCAAGTCTGTATTGGGTCTTGCATAACACCATGACAGTGAAACAGGCGCTTTAGCAGGAAATGGTGTGTTATGGGTTCGCGTGAGGTTTACATAGATCTTGGTGCAAATGTCGGAGAGACAATTGCGAATTTCGCGGAGAAGAACCCGGAGGCGCTCATATACGGGTTTGAACCAAACCCTACTCTCGCGCAAAATTTGCGAGCTCGGTTTAATGATGAAAGTGTCCTGATATTTGAGAAAGCTGCCTGGATTCTGGATGGAGTAAAGCGGTTTTACCTAGGTCATGATCTTTCTTCGACCTTGATCGACGGCAAACGTTCTATGCCGGATTACCCTGAGTTTGAAATATCGTATGAGAAGTTTGTGCTGGTCGAAACTATCGATCTGTCTCGCTGGTTGTTGGACACGTTCACTGAAAACGTTCACATTACTATGAAAATCGACATTGAGGGCTCCGAGTATAAGCTTCTCCAACGCATGCTAGATACTGACGCAATTGATCTGGTCAAAACAATCTATTGCGAGTTCCACTATGACCGCTTCCCTGCCATATCAGTCGAAACACATGAACGGATCAAATCTCAAGTTGCGCAGCGGTCCGACTTAAAGGTGTGGCGTTAGGGAGCAGCTTCATTCGGGTGCAATCTTATAGTTGACTGCTGGAAGATATTGCACCAAATAGTGCCCGTTTTCTGCAACCTGAACGGCACTTAAATGAACCCCAAAATTTCGGTAATAGTTCCCCTTTTCAAAACTGAGCGATTTGTCGAAAAGTGCGTCCGCTCGATTATGGAGCAATCCTTTACGGACATAGAGATCCTCTGCGTTGACGACTGCTCTCCAGACAACAGTGCCCTCATTGTGCGGCGTCTAGCCACCGAAGACAGTCGTATTAAGCTTATTCACCACATGGAAAATCGCGGCCTAGGCGGAGCGCGCAACACGGGTATCTTGCACGCGAAGGCGCCATATATCGCAAGCGTCGACAGCGATGACTACATTGCTCCCACGATGCTTGAGGCACTTTACGCGGGCACTCAATATGGCCATTACGACGTCGTCGTAAGCGGTTATGAAAGGGTCGATGAGACTGGGAAGGTGTTGTCGAAACACATGCAGTCAGTCAGATCACTGGATCCAATTCCCGACGATCAGGACCCGTACAAGATCGCTAACCCCGCATTCTGGAACAAGTTGTGGCGGACCTCGCTGTATATTGAGAATGAAATATTCTTTCCCGATCACATATACTATCAGGATGCAGCGACAACCCCCCGAATCTTTGCGTACGCGAAGAACGTAAACGTCATTGGTGGTGTTTACTATAAGTATTTGGTTCGATCAGATTCGGTTACAAATAAAACTAGCGATAAGCACAAGCTTGATAAGTACCGAGAGCTTGACTTTGTGAAGGACTTCTTTATTCAACGCGGTTTGTACGGTAAGTATCACGACGCGTTTAGTAGAAGGGTATTCGAGACTTATAAGAATCATTTTGCTACGATTGTTGATGGAAAACGAGCGCTGGATGATGGATCCCTGAGGTATCTTAGATACCTTCTGTTGATGAGGGAAAGTTACCTGCATCTAGATGATGCAATTCGTGGAATGACAATCGAAGAACTGACAAGGGCATTTGAGGATGGAGGCGCTGATATCCGAAGGCTAGCGCTGGAGAAGAAAACTGTTGCAATCGACGGAGTGCCTCCAAGAATAGTTCGGCCTTGGTCGCGAACACCAGATGTGTCGGTGCTTACGCTGCATTCTGGCGAGAACGAGTTCGCACAATCAAAGCGATCACTCGAGAATCAGAATTACAAGAGGTGGACGCACAAAGTATTCAGCGGGCTCGGCAACGTTGAATCGCATCAAGCCCTCTACAATGAGATCATGGATAACAGCGGAAGGTATCATATCTTCTTGAAGCTAGACGCCGATATGGTCTTCGCTGATGAGACCGTCTTGGAAGAGATCGTGAAGCGGTTTAACTCTGATCCGGAGCTGGATCACTTTGTTGTCGCGTGCGATGACTGGATGACTGGAAAGCAAATCATTGGCGTCCATGCTTTTAGTAACCGGGTGTCATGGAACATATCGGCCGAGGGGCTTTTCGTAGATCCCAGCCCGAAGCGGCCTGGAAAACGTGTTATCGTTGAGCGAACTGATCGGGCTTACTTCTATCACTCACCGGACCCATCTCCGTTTCAGGCCTTCCACTTTGGCGCTCACCGGGCATTAAAGTTATGCCAACGAAATCGTTCGTACGAAGAGAAGCGCGCCGACGCGATGAACGCCCAGTGGGACGTGTTTTTCAACGTTTGGAACCGGTTTATGGAGACCGGCGACGAGCGCTTGGGCTTAGCGCTCGTTGCATGTCATCTCGTAGTCTCCGGAGATCTTGGTGAAGGCGTGCACGACTATAAAGACCCGCAACTCTTAGATGCTTTCAAGCAGCGTGAGCATTCCACGGCAGCAGAGATGATGTCGTTGCTGGAGCCGTTCTGGAAGACGCGATCCAGCCGCCAGACATATTTTGCGCAGGCCGTAGGTCCAGACGGCTTGCGGAAAATGGAAGAAGATCGTGTACTGAGAAGAAAAGGGAAGGCGAAGCGTTCAGACGGTTCGCGGAAGACGGAAGGAGGAATTGCTAAGAAAGCACATTTCTCAGAGTCCGACGACCGTATTCGTTCACGCGTGAAGTACCGAATTTACAGCGCGGCGTTGTCGCCATTTATTGGCACGACGTTGAAGCTAAAGCTTCAAGAAAAGCCCACGGCATTCTTTCTAGACGCTAAGCACCCCGCCCTGAGGTTTGGTCGATGGCTACATCGCAATGATCTTCCTTTAGATCTGCAAGGCCGCTGATTGCACCACTAGAGTTCGTTAGCTGGAAAATACCGGGCCTCTTCTTTCGTCGAGGGAAGGGCCTTTCAGTGAGAAAGATCTGTGAACTGACCGCGGAAAGTTGGCTATCCTTTTCAGGGGCCAGCGAGTGGTGGTTTTCCAACCGAAACACGCCAAAAGTTCCCTTGCTGGCGCACTGTCCTTTACCCGAGATGCAACGGCATCCGGCGGCGCCTGTTAGTAGCCAGGATAATGGCGTGCCCGTTCGTCATCGTCCATATCATCCTCCCGATATTGGTCATCAGCGTTTGGGCCGTGACCAAGTGGCACGAACTCGGGGTCAGCGTCGAGCTCTTCTTCTCCCATGACAACGAACGCCAGGGCCGCGCAGGCGAAAAACAGCGCGGCCTTGTACCCGTCGCTCGGAAGCAAAAACGAAACGCCGACCGCGGCGAGCGAAAAACTGACAGCAAACCTCACAATGCCCCTCCCATGTGATGAGCGCCATATTAGGGCTCCCCAGTTCGGTTTGGAATGAGATTAGACCCCCAATATTTTGGGGGTTATATTTCGTATGCCTCGCTTCCTCGGTCAGACACTTTCTCACAAACGATAAGGTGACATATGGCTGCGGAAACTCGCCCTGTCACCCTCGAACTCATGTTCGGGGATGATGGCGGCTGCACGCCGTAATCATTCATGCACCACAGGAATTCCCCATGACCATCACGACCACGTCACCCCGTGGGCGCGCCTTTATGCGTGGCCACGAAGGCAACCCGCTGACCTGTTATCTGGATCCGGTTGGCGTGCCGACGATCGGCACTGGCTTTACGATGCGCAGTGCTGCTGTGCGCAGGGCACTGGCTCGGCTGGGCATCACCAAGCTGGTGGCCGGAAAGACGAAGATCACGGCCGCGCAGTCTGACGCCATTTTCGCCGCGGTGCTGGCTGAGGAATTCGAGCCCGCCGTCGTAATGGCCAGCCCCAAAAACCGCACGCAGCACCAGATGGATGCTGCCGTCAGCGCAATCTACAACCTCGGCGCTGGCGCCATGCAATGGACGTGGGCCGACCTTTGGCGCGCTGGCAAGGTGAAGGAGGCGGCAGTCTATCTCGGCAGCAACTACAATACGGCCGACGGCAAGAGACTACCTGGTCTGGTGCGGCGCCGGAAGGAAGAAGCCGACCTGTTCCTCAACGGCCGCTATGCCTCTGTCGGCGGCGCAGTGAAGGAAGCGACCGACAAGCCACCTCGCAAGCCTGACGCCGTCGTCAAGGAAGCGCAGGAAATTCTCACTAGCAAGGGCTTCAATCCCGGCGCCATCGACGGCTGGATGGGTGAGAAAACGCGCGACGCAATAATCGCCTACCAGAAAGCGCACCCGCACCTTGAGGCCGACGGCATTCTCGGGCCGGCGACTCTGTCGCAGCTAAGGCGCGACGCTAAGGCGCTGCGCGAAGCCGCAACGAAGGGCGCAGGCTCTGCAGTTGGCTCTGGTGCCCTGGCGTTCATGGCGGGGCTGCCATGGGGCTGGATTGCCGTCGGCGTTGCGGTGTTGGCCGTCGGCTATGTCGCATACCGCTACAGAGACGTTATCGCCCGCCGCTGGAATACTTGGCGCGGCAAGGAGGCTGCGGTGTAACGGATGATACTCACCTCAGCCCCCGCGTGCCTCGTGGCTCCTTGCGAAACTTGGCGAGCGATCGTCTTAGCTTCGTGATGCTCCGCGTCACGTGCTCGATGATGAGCAAGTGTTTTTCGTTCTCCAACTCGATGACGCTCCCGCATCTTCTGCAGGAGAGCTCGTCGTTTGCTTTCACCCAATCGACCGTCTTACTGGCCTCATGACCACATTCAGGGCAGGGGATGTCGATTTCTTCATTGAACATGGCTTGCACTCAGGTTGAGTGCGGATAGCAGCACAACCCCTACCGAGGTGCAATGCTTAGTCTCCTGCTAAAATGGATTACAAAAGGCCCGCTCGATCGGATACTTACGTCACTCGACAAGTCGATCGACAACGAGACGGAACGGCAGAAAGTTGCCGGCGAGGTCATCTCCAAATACATCGCCACCGAGGCCGAGACGCGCGCCACGGCCATGCAGTCTCGCGTGTTCTGGTACGTGTGGGCGCTCTTCGCAGCGCCCGTTGGCCTTTGGCTCGGCGCTATCTGCCTGGACAGCATCTTCCTGTTCTCCGGCCAGGTCGCCGACCTGCCTCCGAGCGTGAAGCCTTACGCCTCTCAGATCATAGCCGCGGTGTTCGGCTCTGGAGCTGGCGTTGCCGGTATTCAGTCGGTCGCTGCGGCGATGAGGGGGCGGCGATGACGCCAGAGGAGATAATGAAGGCCGTTCTCTTCTTCCTTACAGTGGCGGGCGCCGGATGGGGCATCTGGTGGAAGATAGACAGCCGCGTTAAGGAAGGCGAGAAAGCCACAGAGGGGCGCGTGACGGCAGCCGAGGAGAGAGCCAGCAAGGTTGCTGAGGACTTGGCCAGCTTTAAACTGCGCGCCGCGGAGACCTACGCAACGAAGGCAGGCATGGAAGCCCAGACGGCACAGATCATGCGCGCCATCGAGGGCGTCGGCAGCCGGATTGACGCAATCAGTGAGCGGCTAGACAGAGTTTTCGAACAACGATCCTCGCGCTCAACTAGAACATAAAAATGCTGCGGTTATCCTTGCCCCCAGGCCGTTCAGGGCATGGGGGCTTTTTGTTTTTGCGGTCGGGAGACGAGCTGAAAGTGATCTCCGCTTTTAATTGCATAACGTCGGCGTTATATTCAAGGTTGCTGACGAACTAGAGTTCGGCAGCTGTAGGGGGAGGGGCGAATGAGCGCGGTGTTCGATTGGGTCGACGTGGAAGTGCGCGTGGACGTGGAGGAAGATATTCTTGTTCTCACGTCACAAAATGCCGGCTTCAGTGAGGATGACTACCTCGATATCTGCACGCTGGCGGCAAGGGCGCAACTTTGCGACGCCGTCTACGGAATCTTTTCAAAGTTCGACAGCGGCATTGCACATTTGACGTTTGCCGACCTGCTAGCAGGTGAATGGCTTCATCCGAATTGGAATACCCAAGAAGCCCTTGCGGGTCAGTCAATGTTTCTTGATGACGCCGGCGCGATTTTTTCCGATGACGGCGGGTTTAATCTCCGGCTTACAACGGACTACACCATCAGCGGATCGCTTTCTGTTGAGGTCGTAGAGTATGGGAGCGCTCGAGCCAAGGTTCGTTTTCGGCTGCTTATCCGAGACTTCAGGGAGATAGGGAGGGCAGTCGCTGCCGCGTTGATCGCAGGATCTCTTTTGGCCAGCCCTACGGCCCCACCTACGCAAGTGAACGTTGGAGACGCTTCCTATTTCGTCTGTTCCGTTGGCAAAACATTTGCAGGGGACAAAGAGCAAATTATCAGAGATGCGATCGAGGACCTCGTCGACGTTCCAGGTGAAGGGGATGTGGTGCGGAGTCGAAAATGGAAGGGCAGACAGGCCTGCCTTTACTATGCTGGTGCTGATCCGGGACCATTCGACGGAGTGTATGGCACTGACACTCGGAAAGCTGAACGACAAGTCAAGGATCTTCACGGATTAGAAGTGAATTGGGGAGATCGCATTACCATCCGGTTCCTATTGGAGAAGGCAAACGACCGAATGCAACGCGATCGAACTTATCAAGTGATCACTCGTCAGTAAGTGGGGCTAGGTAAGCCTCGAGCGCCCTCAGACCCGGTACGCTCCCCCGCGAATGGAATGGTTGAAGGTCCGCATTGACTCGCGCAGATGGTCGGCGGCTTCACGTCGTTCTTCTGTAATTGTTACGGTCATAGCTCGCTTATTCCGCGCGCCGTCCGCGCCGTCAATGGCGCCTGGGCGGGCGGTCGGTTTTTCCAATCCGGCCGATGCTCAGAGCAAAACCAGTTCGGCTCGCCGCGGCCGACTGCGAAGCCAAAGCTGCCCCATTTCTTGCAGCCAGGATGCTCGCAATAATGCACGTAGGGGCCGGCTTCATAGTGCGGCTTTGCGCCCAGTTCGTCGCTCACCAGAAAACCTCCTCCGTGGCTTCCCATTTCTGGGGAGTTCCATCATCGATTGATTGTTCTTCTTTTGTTCCTACATTATCTGATCCTCATGGTCGAGACAATTGGCGAAGCTTTCAGCATGGGATGGCAACTCAAAGCGCGATGTGCGTTCGGCAATCGCGAAGGGATGAAATCCGTTCGCCAGTGCACGTGGACTTATGACCTCGACATGCTGACGCTGGTCGCAACCCGCGGCCGGGACTTTCCATTGTCTATGGTCGCCAGCCGGCTTCGCTGTCCGCGGTGTGGTTCGAGGACTGTGTCGGTTGTATTTATGCCGCCTGGAGAGGGAGATAAGAGGAGAGGGGCGGCTTGATGCCGGTCGCCTTAATCCATTTGTGCGGCTTTTACTAAATCGCGCGCCACGCTACGCTTTCTGTCGTGGCAAGAAAAACATCCAAGCCAACCGAGAAGCCATCTCCCGATCCGATGCCGGCGCGTGTAGATCCCTGCCTCGCGACGCTCGTCGACAGGCCGCCGAAAGGGCCAGACTGGGCCTTCGAGGTGAAATGGGACGGCTATCGGGTGGCGGTGCACATTGAACCCGGCCGCGTGCGGATACTCACGCGCGGCGGCTATGACTGGACCGAGCGTTTCCCTGCCATTGCAGACGACGCTCGGCGGATCGCCGTTAAAACCGCTATCCTCGACGGCGAGGCGGTCGTGCTCGACGACAAGGGCCGCTCCGATTTCAGCATGCTCCAGCGGGCGCTCGGGCGCTTGCCGTCGGCCGTCGAAGCCGGCGCCATCGTCTTCTATGCCTTCGATCTCCTTTATCTCGACGGCCGCGATCTGCGTCGGCTGCCCCTGCGCGAGCGCCGGCGGTTGCTCGAGCCGCTCGTCGCCGGCCGGGAAGGGGCGGTTCGCCTTTCGGAAGAGGTGCAGGCAGACGGCGACGAGTTTTTCCGCGTCGCCTGCGCGCACGGGCTCGAAGGCATCATCGCCAAGCATGTCGAGAAGCCGTATCGGTCTGGCCGCGGCGAGTGGTGGCAGAAGATCACCTGCAAGCGCCGGGATAGCTTCGTGATCGTCGGCTTTGAGCCGTCGACCGTGCCAGGTCATCTCGGGCGGTTATTGCTTGCCGCACGGAAGGATGGTGATCTCGTGTATGTCGGCGGCTGCGGTACCGGCTGGTCCCACGACCTATCGCGGGAGCTGCGAAAGCTGCTCGAGGGGATGGCGACGAAATCTCCGGCCGTGGCCTTGAGGAGGAAAGCCGCGGTCTTCGTCGAGCCGGCCCTGGTCGCCGAAGTGGAGTATCGCGCTTGGACCGACGACGGGAAGCTCCGGCACGCTTCGTTCAAGGGGATACGGGAGCGGGAGGATGATGCGGGGGTGTTCGAGCTGATCTAGGGAACGGCAAACGCAAAATGCCGGAGCGGTGAGGGGCGGCTCTCATGGAACGAACCGGGTCGAGCGTGGTTCGAGGATTGTCACTTCCTACGAGTTTACTGTGATGCGGCAGCCTGTCTAATCTACGCGCGAATTCGCGAACGAGAGCAACCCTATGGCGCAGAGCATCAAACAAAAGCTGATGAAGGAGAGTGACATTCCCGCCTTCGTCGATGAAATTATCGAGACCGGCTGCGGTATATGTGCGGTCGGTCACGACAAATACGTGCTCGGGGACGCAGACCTTTCCCCGGCTGAGTACGCGAAGGTAGAGCGCAAACTGGAACAGATTGAGGAAGCTTACGGCGACCGTGATTTCCTCAAGTCGGAGATCGTGGCCTACCTACGCTCGATTGGGCGGTACATAGACGTCGGCACCGACGGAGCCGGATAGGTGCGGGGCAGCAACAAAAGTGCGATTCGCTTGTTGTCCTTGGTACGCGCTCACGGCGTCAGCGATTTCCACTTCTGAATGCGGTGCAGTTCCGCGCGACCCTCTTCCGTGACAGCATACCGGAGAGCATGGCCGTCAGTTCCGACGAGACGAATAGCGCTTTTCTCCACTAGCCATTCGATTGTCACCGGACCTGCGCCCGGAATGGTGTCGATGGTGTCGCAATCCGCGTGATCAGCCATGAACCGCAGAATCCGCTCGAGCTTGGCGTCTAATCCCAACTGTGGCCGATACTTCTCCCGGCGCTTGAGTTTCTTGGCTTTCCAATCTTCGTAATTGCTGGCGGGTTGATGCGCCTCGTCATTCTCCCGCATCCACTTCACGTCCTCCGGCTCCGTCGTTGCCAATCCGCTGATCTCGTCGAGTTTCGCATCAATCGCCCGTTTGTCCCACTTGCGCGTGCCGGGAATAGCCGGCGGCATCTTGTGGCTGGCGACCCACATCGAAAAGCATGTCGGAGAGATGCCGCAGTATGCTGCCGCTTCCTTGCGGCCGATGAGGCGAGGGGAGTTACTCGTGTTCATAGCTTGTTGATGAGCTCTTCAAACTTGGATTGTGGCGCAGCGCCGCCGGCCTTGAAGCTGTCTATCCACTTGTCGATGTCGCGAACGTCGTATCTGTGCATGCGTACGCCCTCGCCAAGTGCTATCGGCCGAACCGGGCACACGCCAGTAAACGTTGCGACTGACAGACCGCAGTAGTTGGCGGCTTGGCTTTTGGTGAGGAGGCGCGCCGAGGGCAGGTTCACTTCACCTTCTCCAGTCGCGTCTTCTGGCGTTTCTTTCTAGCTCGCTTCAGCGCTGCCAGGGCATCGCCAGGCTGATGTACGATTGTCGGCGCCGAAATCGGATCATAAAGGTAGGCATTTCTCTTGCGCTTCTCCTCCCGAAGAAGCGCCGGGACATCCTCGATGGATATCAGCATTGACCTGCCAATCTTCTTGGCCACGCCAATTCGCCTGGCTTTATCCCACACCGTGCGCGCCGTCATTTTGACGCCGCTCGATGCGGTAATGCGTCGCGCGATTTCTTCCGGTGTGAGGAGGCCATCCAAAAAGTCATTGTCGGTCATGTTCGCGCCATCCATCCCCTTTTCTTTGCCAGGCTTTCTAACCGTCGACGTTCTTTCCGCTCAGGGGTCCAATAAGCCGGATCTCGATTGCTGTGATCCAGCGGTTCGTCGTCCTTCCATTTCTCGACTGCCGCCTTTGTGGCCTCGCGCAATTCTTTGTTCTTGGCATGGGTGGCCTCCCATTTCGACCGACCGGGCCCCTTCTTTTTGGCGGTAAGCGCCTTGTAGAGCCTCAGATCAGAGACATGCGCTTTCGCTGCCGGAAGTTTCAGCACTTTTGGCGGCTCTCGCAGAACCTGCCATAAGGCCAACAGATCACTTTCGGAGAAGAGGTAGTTGCGGCCTGACCGCGAACACAGGCCATATTCCTTGCCAAGCTTGATCACGCCGCGATTGGTCAGGCGGAGGCGTTTCGCAGCCTCTTCGGCGGTGTAGATGGTGTCGAGGGGATTAGTTGGCGCCATAAGCACCTCCAACAGAATTAAGACGATTGCCGCCGGCACGAATGCCGACCGCTTTTTTGTCGTCTCCTCTTGTGTGGTGGTGCCGCGAACGGCTTGCGGATTGGTGGGCCGCGAGTTGTAAGCTATTGGCGCGAGATTGCGCCGTCAAGAACTATGCAGTCCTTGGGCGCGCTTGGGGAGGGGAATCAATCGGTCTTGCCCGGCCTCGAAGCATCGCCCATCCTTGCTAGGCGCGCCTCCCGTTTCTTGCGCATCGCTTCTTTCCGTTCAGGCGTCCAATATGCCGGGTCCTTCATCTTGTGACTGATGCGTTTGGATTCCTGAGGTTTTCGCGGCGGTACTGGATCGTAGATCGGCAGAGATGGCTTGGATGTCCGCAATAAATGCCTGAACTCCTGTCTGAAGACCTTGCCGAATGCATCAGCCAGATCGTGCGCCTCAGCAGGTTTGATTGTCTCTACAAAGAGGAACCAGGCGTAACACTCGTCCCCGGTCCTCTCCATAATGTACCGCACAAAATGCCGCCCCACGACCTTAGCGACGGCGATGCCGTCCCCCTCGTCGTCATCGTAAAGATCCAGCGTAAGTTGATCTCCGATACTCGGCACCATCCCCAGCATGGCCGAAACAGGAAAGGAATCGACCATTTCATACGCCCCGGATGTAACCTTCTCGAGGACGTAAATCTCATCCGAAATATTGTCAGCCATCGGAGGCGCTCAACCTTGACGATCCCTGAGCGCAACGCCTGGACCGGAAGAAACATCGCCATTGTCGAGAAAGGCTATGCCTCCCGATTCGAGGGCAGCCTGTATCGCGATCAACGTGACTTCCCGCGGCGATCGCGCTCCCCGCTCAAAGTCGACAATGGTGCGGAGCGCCACCCTTGAAACCTCGGCAAGTTGCTCCCTGGGCCACTCGATCAACGCCCTCGCGGCGCGGCATTGTGCCGGAGTAATCATAAAAAACACCTAGTTGCACTTTTTGTGTTGACATACTTTGCGCGATGTTGCATCTAATATGCATACTTCAGACCGAAGTACAACACGAGGAGCCAACCAATGACCGCGAAGATTGCAAGATTAAGACCCGTGCCCACGATCGCCTTTGAGCCTGAAGAAGGCAAAAGATTAAGATGCCAGTCCGCTGAGACTGGTCGGGGACAGGTGCAGGGCGCTGACGACAGCAGCCCGCACCGCCCTTGGTCGCAGGATGCCTACGATCTCCAGATGCAGGCGAAGGTCGCCGTTACCTTAATCGGAGAGGTATTCAGCAACCTGAAGGCCATGGAAGATCTGCTCGAGTTCAAGCTGCTGGACCAGTCGGGCATCGAGGAACTGGCGTTTCAGATTCATCAGATCCAAAAGGCCACGGAGCGACTGCAGCCCGCCTAAGTTTCAGGCGTGCCGACCTGCGGCAGCCGAGACCAAGACTCGGCGCCGCCGATCCATGAAGGCGCCGACCAAATGGAGGCAGCGATGGACACGCGCGCTGCGAGGTATTTCAAATGGCTTCTGTTCTGGCAGCAGCAAGGGCGCTGCTGCTACTGCGGCGAGCACGTCGTGTTGACGTACCGACCATACGACGCTGCGCGGCCATATGCTGCTACACTGGAACACCTGCAGCGCCGAGTTGATGGCGGTACGGGCCATCCGTCAAACCTCGCCATGGCGTGCAAGCATTGCAACAATACGCGCGGCGAGCGTGACTGGCTGAGTTACGCGTCCTGGCGACGCAATGAGTTTTGAAAAACATCGAGCGCATCTTGCCACCACCAGCCGCACGGCTGCCGGCTCACCACCGGACCAACGCGCTCACGGCGGCGGCCTACGCTGGCGCCAGCCCCTTGCCCTTCGCGGGCGAGGGGCTTTCCTGTGATACGGACAATCATTCATCGGCGGTTCAGCCTCGGCGGCGCAATCTCGTTGGCGCCGAGGAGGATACCTTTCATGAGGAAGCTCATATCCGCTCTCACAGGCGTAGTTCTTGCTACGTCTTTCGCCTTGCCGGTGAGCGCTGCGCCCATCTACGCCCCTCAGCCGGCGCAAGTGCAGGCGGATTCTGTAGAGCAGGTCAACCATCGACGCAATTGGCGAGACAACCACTGGAACAGGCGACACGCTTGGCGCTCATGCCGTTACTACGGCAGGTGTTACCCGCGCCATGACTACGGCAGGGACTACGGCTACAGCGACGACTATTACCGCTATCACCGGCGACCAAGCGTCAATGTCTACTTGAATTTCTAGCCGGCGGTCGAAGCCACATTGGCAGGGGATGCAGGCGCCGGGGACCGCGGGTTGCCGGAAGGCGAGGAATTCAGATGCGGCAGCCCGATGAAGACAGACCTGACCCCAACGCCCCAATGCGTCTTAAGGACATCATCCCGATCGCATTCCCTTATGGCGGCATTTCTCCGGCCGGCCTTCGCCGCGAGGCTAAGCGGGGCAGGCTGAAGCTCATGCGGATTGCCGGAAAGGACTTCACGACGCTGGCGGCGATTGAGGAAATGCAGCGACTCTGCGTGGTCGAACCCGATCGGAGCGAGGCGCCGTTACATCCAGATGACGAAGCAAAGGCTTCATTGGCGGCGGCGCGTGCGATCGCACATGAACTGAGGACGAGTCGTCGGGGTGCAAAGCTGAAGACCGGATAAGCCTTCGATGCACCGGCCCACGTCGCCTCTTGATGTAAAGCAGGTTCAGCAGGTCGACTAGATCGTCGGCCCGCTCCATTTCCAAGCCGACCTGCTCCACGTCATTCACGCGCGCCGGCAAGGCCGCGAAGATGTCGAACACCGTCCACGTGCCGTCGTCTTCCTGGCGGAGATTGTAGCGATTCTCTGACATGTCCACCTCGATAGGGCGAGGGCACGCAATATAGCATCATCGCAGCGAGGTGAATTCCCGGCGGACTGCGAGTCTTCCTTTCATACAGCTCAGCTTGGCGCTCCACCGCGCGCCTTATCTCTTTGTTCAATCTGCATCAATTTTTCAGGTGGGAGCTTACCGTACATCTCCTCAATGTGTTTTGGTTCTGAAATCAGTTTCTCAACGATCACGTTGAATAGCCTGAAGAGGCCCTCAGCCATTTCTCGATCGTCCCTTAAATCGATTTGCCCTGGGTGAACCGCATCATTTCCAACCAGGCGCAGCACATCAAAAGCTTGTTGCATTCGGCGATCTATTCCGCCGGCCACGAGTGCTCCGATGTCGCTGTTGACGTTCTTTCCCGGTTGCCCGAGCTCTTTACATAGTTTCTGAATTGCCAGCCTCAGTAGCGCGGCCGCACCCCTTGGAGAAGCGGCTAGTATACTGCTGGCCTCGTTGTAATCGTCTTTGATGTCGTCGGGAGTATCCACATTTACAGGTGGCGCCGTCCCCGTCGCAGGATAAATAATCTTGTCGGTTATCCAGAGAGCGACACCCTTGCACTCGTAGCACTTACTGAAATGCACATTCGTAGCGTCAAAACTTCGGTACTGTGAATTTGGCTCAAGCATTGGCTTGCCAGTGGCCACTTTGTCCACCCACTCGTTAAGTCGCTTCCGCTGCTCAGCATCCTTAATGTCATCAAAGTGGTACTCGTCGCGCTGGTCTGGTCCAACGACAAAGGGTAGCCGCTCTTTTTCCAATCTGTCCGCGTGTGCTGAGTACCAGAGCTGGCTGGTAAGAACTTCGCAGTGGGGACAGTTGAACGCAGTCTGTCGAACTGATGGCGTTACATACTTCACGGCGTCACCTGAAGGGCGGGTTTCTTCCCAATGTAACGTAATGGGGCCAGCCCGATAATGGCTGTTTCCCCTAATCCCCAAGTGAAAAAATTGAAGAGCTAGAGCAGGAATCGCTATTTCTTCCCGTGAACGACCCTCCAGCCTAGATGGGACCCAGCGTGTGCCGTGCGCCAATCGTGTGCCGTAAAAGCCGGAAATCTGCAGTAATTATCGTAAACCTAGCATGCATCGTAATGCTAGAAAATGCACGCAAGTCGTTGATTTCATTGATGGAAATTGGTGAGCGCGCAGGGATTCGAACCCTGGACCTACTGATTAAAAGTCAGTTGCTCTACCGGCTGAGCTACGCGCTCCCATGCCGGAACTGAGGCCCGGCGGAAGTGGCCGGACATATGCACGCACGC